GAAATTGCGGTAGACTTTGAGAGTGAAAGAGGGAACCCTATCGTATTAACGAATGGGTCATTGTGTCGTATGCAGACGGCAGCGAAACAGTCGCAGATTGAATCTAAGACGTATCACATTTTATGGATAGATGAAACGCAAGACGTAGACGATATGAAGTTGCGTAAATCGATACACCCTATGGGGGCTAGTACGAACGCTACCTTGATTAAGATTGGTACTCCGAATACAAAGAAAAGTTCCTTCTATGATACGATTAGACGGAATATCCGATTGCAAGGTGAATATGGTGGGAAACAGAACCACTTCCAAGCGGACTATAAAGAGGTACAGAAATACAACCCTCGATACCGTAAATATATCGAGAAGGAAATTGAACGTTTAGGGTATGATTCAGACGAATTTAGAATGGCATATCGTCTACATTTTATTTTAGAACGTGGTATGTTTGTGACTGAGGACGTTCTAAAAGAATGTTATAATACGAAATTGCAACTCAAGGAAACGTCTAGGGAACATTGTGTGGCGGGAATTGATATTGCGAAATCTGAGGACAGTACCGTTGTGACCGTGTTAGAATTAGACTGGGAAAACGGGTATGAAGATGAAAATACGGGACAAGTCCGACCACATAAGAAACTGATTGGGTGGTTGGAATTAAAAGGTGAGGACCACGAGAGCCAATTCTATCAAATCATGGAGTTCTTAGGAAACTATAACATTCAGACAATCTTCATAGATTCAACGGGTAAAGGTGACGCAGTTGCGGACCGATTCATTTATGCTTTACCTGATGTTCATGTGGAACCTTACACGTTCTCAAGACCATCTAAGTCGGAGATGTGGAAGGCGTTACACCGTGAGATTCTCGCTAGACGGATTGAAATACCATATCATAGTCGTACAAGGCGGTTACGAACATTCAAAAGGTTCGAGAGCCAAATGCTCGATTTAGAGAAGGATTATGCGGGTCAATTAATGGTCTGCAAACACCCTGACGTAAAAGGGGCGAAAGACGACTATTGTGATAGTTTGGGATTGGCGAACCTAGCGGCGGAGAGTAATTTCATGCCGGAGGTAGAAGAATGGGACAACCCTTTATATGATAGTTACCGTAGATGGTAACAATACCCTAATGGAGTGTTATCGGGCGGGAACGGGACCTTTTAGGTTCCTACCCCCAAAAGGGACCATATCGTTTCCCCCTTTGGGGAGTGTAAGCGGAAAAGAGAGGGGACACCATGAGATATACAACAGTGGCTAGAAAACTATATGGAGAAAAATGTGAACTATGCGGGTGGGGTAAAGCTACGGCGGACGTACACCATATTGATTATCAAGAGCATTGGTCTTTTGAAAGGGATTTGCGGAAACTTCATGATGAAGGAAAGATGGACGAGTTCCACGAACTTCAAAAGATGGCTTTGATGAGTGGGTACGGTATGTATAATACGGTCACTAGACAATTACCTAAAAACGACAATCCTATTAATCTTGCGGTCTTGTGTCCGAATTGTCATAGAGAGGTACACCACTTTGATTTAGGGATTCGGATTCTCAAATCCTTACCGCCGAGAAAGAATGTATCTCAACAAACTATTAAACTATTGGGAGGGTAAGAGATGAAACTAGAAAGAGAAAAGAAAAGTTCCGGTTGGGCGGGAATCATTGGCTTAGGAATAGGTGCTTTTCTAGGGATATTGCTATTATGGTTTATCGTAATGTCTATCCTATCTCTAATTGTCAACTGGGGTGTAGGTTTTGTACTAGACTATGAGATTGGATTTTGGAGAACTTTCGTAGGCTTATGGATTCTTAGTATCTTAGGAAATTTGGTATTCAAATCTAATAAAGGAGGAAGTAAAGAGTAATGAGTAAGATTATTGTATATTCAAACACGGATTGTTCTCCGTGCAAATTTGTGAAGAAGTATTTAGAGGATAAAGGTGTAGAATTTGAGGAACGAAACATTTCTAAAAACGACAAGTATCAAGAGGAACTGATGGAAATGGGTTATATGAAGGTTCCAGTAGTCGTGAAAGAGTTTGAGAAAGAGGCTCCACACGGGAATGTTAGAAAATCAGTAGTCGGAACAAACTTCGGTGCGATAGACGAACTATTAGAATCTTTTGAATAATAGGAATTTTCATATAATTTGTTGACACTTTTACTAGAATAAACTATACTAAGAGGTAGTTAGTGTATTCCTTTTACCATATAAAACACATATTACAAAGAATTGACACGGCAATTTGATATTGAATAGACAACAGAACCATAGAAGGATATGTTCCCTATGTTTCTGCCTACGGGTGTATTGTCTATTTGATAGAGTTGCCGTTTTTATTTTGTCAATTCGAGGGAGGTTGCTCTTTTGAAAAACTGGGATTTTGTGCAAGTAAGCAACATGGACCTAACTCAATTTGATAGATTTGGAACACCGATTAAAATACCTTTCGGGTTGGTGAATCCAAACTCCGGTGTAATCTTAGTAGATGAATCCGGAAATCAAAAATTAGGTATTTTTGACCCGAAAGTTAAAGGAGTAAGACCTTTAACCAAAAACAACCCGATAAAAGGAATGAAACCGAAAAACAAAGACTTGAATCTTCTATATGATTACTTACAAGATGATGAGGTTGAAATCATCATTGTAGACGGTCTTTTCGGAACTGGTAAAACCTCAACAGTAATGGCTCACGCTTGTCAAAACTTTTATGATACTGGATTTAAACTGGCTCTTACTAAGCCGCACGTTCCGGTAGGAAGAAGTTACGGACATTTGCCGGGAACCATTGATGAGAAAACCGACCCTGAGTTTGAATCTTACTACCAATACATCAATAAATATCAACAAAAACCAATCGAGGTACTAAAGGCGTTGGAACAAATTGAGGTTGCTCCGCTTGAATACATTCGAGGACGGGATATGCCGTATTGGTTGGTTGTTGATGAGGCACAAAATCTTAGTCGTGAGGAGGCTATTACACTAGCGTCTCGTGTTGCTGATGGCGGGAAGTTAATCCTTTTAGGTGACACTTCCGACTGGCAGAAAGACACTAAGCATAAAGTGGACGGGCTTTCCTTCCTATATAACTTGCTTAAAGATGAAGGCGTTATCGGTTATGTTGAGATGAAAACAACAGAACACGTTCTACGAGGCAGAGTTGCTAAGGCTCTGGCGAGAGCGTTAATGCGAGAAGGTCAATCCGCTTAGGTGGATTCCTTATATAACAAAAATACCACTAAAATAGGAGGTTATACGTTATGCAACGTGGATTTACGAATAGTGCGACTACTCAACCACTAGCACAAAAAGGCAAGGCGGGATTCGCTCAAGGTAAGGCTATGGCGGAACAACGTAAGAACCCAACTGATAAAGCAGTAGCGGGTACTACGAATACAAAAGTCGAAGGAAAACTTAACTAATGAGTGAAAGACCTCACTTAAACGGTGAGGGGGAGTTGGAAGTAGGGGTTCAACAAACTTTTGACCCCTACACCCCACTCTCTCCTGAACAATTAAAGCGACAGTGGGTTGAGAACTATCGCAATAGACCGATTGAATATGAACGTAAGGCGGACAAAAATCGCCGTCAAGCGATTAAAGAAATTTTACAAGACCAAGTAAAACAGTCTGTAAAACCTGATGAACGATTAAATGATATTTTCATGAAACAGATAGGTAAGTAGGTGAGAAAATGGCTAATCCTTATACAAGCGGTTTGGATTTAACGAAAAGCAATACGATAGCGTCTAACCCTTATCTTTTTGATATGGGACTTACGCCCGAGGAAATGGGTAGGGTCCAAGAGGAGTTAGATAATTGGAAGTTCTATAAGGGTCAACAATGGAAACATAGACGACCTGATGGAGAACCTCAAGTAACTGCTAACTACGTTAAGGCGTTTGTGGACAAGGGAGTAGCCTTTTTAGCGGGTAAAGGATTCGCAATCAATACCGAGGCGGAGGCTGAGGATATTACAAAACCATTCTTAGATATGGTTTGGGACGATAACAACCGAGAACTTCTATTCATTGAGATGGCTCAAATGGGTGGAGTAACCGGAAATGCTTTCGTTAAGGTTGCGGTAGAACAATTCGACCATGAGGAAGAACCCTTTATGAACGAATTGTACCCAAAAGGAAGAATCAGATTGATTCTCTTACCTAGTAACTGCGTGTTCCCGAGATTTTACGCTCATGACCGAGATAAAATCATGGAAGTGAATATCGTCTACAAGATTATGATGGACGAGGGCGGACAACTGAAAGAGTACTGGTATCGAGAGCATATTACTCCGGAAACCATTACGGAATATCTAGGAGAAAAGGTAGTCAAAAGACGACCAAACCCTCTCAAGATGGTCAATGTTGTTCCGATTAAAAACATTCCAGTTGCGGGAGAATCTTTAGGACAATCCGACATTAAGGACATCAAACCTATCCAAAAGGAAATCAACGAGAAAATGACCGACATATCGGACATTATCAACTACCACTCGGCTCCAATTACCATTATCAAAGGAGCTAGAGCGAGTAAGTTGGAAAGAGGAGCTCGTAAGGTATGGGGTGGATTACCAAAGGACGCTGATGTATTTAACTTAGAACTGAAATCAGACCTAAGTGCGGCGTTGAACTATGTAGGGATTCTAAAGACCGCTATGTTTGAAATAGGTAAGATACCTGAGAACGCCTTAGGTGCTAAAAAGTCTATCTCCAATACAAGCGGTGTGGCTCTCCATATTGAGAACCAACCACTGATGGAATTAACAAGAACAAAATGGGCGACCTACGGTAAAGGGATTCAACAAATTAACATTCTAATCTTACGTTTTGCGGAACTTTTAGACCTAGAGGATTTTCCTACTGATGAATTTAAGAAACTTCCTCCACGGGTGAGATACGCAAGTAAGGTTGAATTTAAAGACCCACTACCGAAAGACGAACTCATTCAAATGCAACTTATCGCTCAGAAGATGGCTCTTAACCTCAAAACTCGTATTGACGCTCTTAAAGAATTGGGCGAACACAATGCGAAGGAAAAACTTGAGGAGATTAAACAAGAGTTACAAGAGTGGAATGATATGTTGATGGACGTGGGTATTGGTTTAAATAACACTGTCAATGGTGCGAATAAAGCACTTCAAACGAATATAGGCGGACAAGTAAACCGTGAGGAGAAAGCAGACCCGAACAACAAGAAAGATGATAGTGACGAGGAGGACTGATAAGGAATGAAACAAGGTCACCCTCTTAGGTCAAAGATTCTGAATTTTCAGAATAAATTAGACCGATTATGCAGAGATTACGCTTTGCGAGTTGAGGATTCAATAAACCCTATGTATTTCAATTCTTATACAGACCAAATCGGACTTCGAGTTATGGGTGATGATTTCACTAGTGAAGTAGCAACCTTAATCACTCAAGGGATTAGGGAGAGTATTCAAACGACACTAGATAAGTTATTGAAGAAAACAAGGTACTCGCTAGGTGAAAGTGAACGACTTTCTTTAGAGGCGAAAATAGAGAATCAATTGCGAAGAAAATACGTTGGGAAAACTTTGAACGAACGTCTAAATACTTCACAACGGTTTACAACCAGTCGATTGATTCAAACCTATCGACTGATTCAGGCGGGATTGAACCCGTCATGGAGTGATACCTTTTTCAACTCCGGTCAATCGGTATTCTTTTGGAACAACCGATTACTGACGACAGAAATGCTCAGGGCTTATCACTACACAGTACGAGAGTTTGCGAAACATACGAAGGCGAAAGAGATAGAGTTCATATTTGATGAACGACAACTCAAACGCCGAAGTGAGTATCGCCTACTGGCGGACGGTGGACCGTATAAAGTGGAAAATCTACCGGATTATCCACGACCTTACGCCAGTTACATTTTAGAAATTATCTATTAGGAGGAAATCAAAATGGGTGCAGAATTAGAAAAACAAACACAAACGACTATTGATAAAGAAAATCAAACTACACAAACAACGGAAACGAAAACTGAGGAGGTAAAGGCTCCTGAGGTTACTTCTACTCCATCACTAGAGGAAGTAATTAAAACTTTGGCTAGTGCGGGACAAGAGAACCTTATGCAACTGGCTCCAATTAAGGAGTTAATCCAATCTGCTCGTAAGCAAGAGAAGGACAAGCTATATAAAACACTTGAACAAAAAGAGAAAGAGGCTAAAGAGTTCCAAGAAAAATTGGCTCAGGCTCAAGAAACTCTTAAACAATATGAATCTGAAAACCTCTCATTCGAGGAGAAAATGCAAATCGAATTAGAGAAAGTGAAGGCAGAACAACAGGCTTTAGTCCAATCGTTACAAGCGGAGAAGGAGAAAGCTGAACAAGAGGCTCGTAAGAACCGATTGGAGGCTTACAAGGCTGAGAAACTTAGACTGGCGGGAGATGAATTGATTCCCGAGTTAGTCGGCGGTGAAACTGAGGAAGAAATCGACCAATCTATTGAACGTGCGAAAGCGAAGTATCAAGAGATTGCTAGTAAGTTCGAGGCTCAGGTACAAGCCAAAAAGACACAAGAGGTTAAAGAAACCTTTACTGCTAGTGCTCCATCTTCTTCTAACGTACAACCACTAACGAGGGAAGAAATAAGTCGAATGTCGGCTGAGGAATATGCCAAGAACCGTGACCGAATTATGGAGGCTATGCGGTTAGGCATTATAGATTAACAAACTATTAAACAACCAATCATTTTAGGAGGGAATTACAAATGGCAAACCAATTTGCTAGTACGAATCGTGCCGCTACTGCGGGAGTAACGGGAGCAGTCGCTCTTACTCAAACTATCTTAGATGTATTTTCAAAGGACATTATGTTCCATGCACAACCAGTTCTTCGCTTTGAACAATTTGCGGTGAAAAAGACTGACCTTCAAGCACAACCGGGTCTAACTATTAAAATGACAGTTTACAACAACTTAGAACTTGGCGGTAAACTTCAAGAGGCTGTTCCAATCGAAACTCAAGCGTTATCTGCAAGTCAACGTGAGATTACAGTTTACGAATACGGTAATGCTGTATCTGTAACTGAACTCTTATTACAAGCGTCATTTGACGACACTATGGCTAATGCGGCTAAGTTGTTAGGTATGGACTACGCTAAAACTCTTGACAACGAGTTGAAGAATACTGTTCTTTCTGGTACTCAAGTTGTTTATCCGGGAGGTAAAACGGCTCGAAACCAAATCGAGGCTACTGATATCTTTGATGGCGAGGTTATCAAGGACGTAATCGAAGTTCTTGCTACGAACAACGTTGGTAAATACCAAAACGACCATTACGTTATGTTCATTCACCCTCACCACGCTAGAGGAATCCGTAACTCTCATGAGTTCCAAGAGGTAACTCGTTACGGAAAACAATATGCAGGTGAGATTGGTAAGATTCATGATGTGGTATTCATTGAAACAACTCAAATGCCTATCCTTGAAGGAGCGGGTGCGGATGGAACTGACGTTTACCAAGCGGTTGCTTTCGGTGAGAACGCTTATGGATTGGCTACTGCTCTACCAGTTGAAATGCGTGACGGTGGTATCGAGGACTTCGGACGTATTCACAAACTGGCATGGTACTCCATCTTTGGTACGGCTATCTTAGAGGATTCTAATATTGTTCGTGTTGAAACTGCTTAATTGACTTTTATCAGGTTAAGAATCTTAACTGGGTCTCCGGTTAAGATTCTTAACACACAAAATAAACTATTAAATAAAGATTATTGTCGATATTTAATAGAAAGCTAAAGGGAGGACTTTTAGGTGACTAAAAAGGTTGAAGAAGTAGTAGAAACAAAAACTACGGCAAAGAAAACTACTCCGACAAAACCGAAAGTAGTTGAGCCAAATCTTGTAAAGGTGAAATCGAAAATCGGCGGTAAGAAATTTATTGCGGGTAAATGGTATTACTTTGAGAAGGACAAGGAAATCGAGGTCACTCAAGAAGTGAAACGTGTCTTATTGGAGGCAAATGCCATCTACATTTAAGGTGGTGAATAAATTGGCTGATTTAAAAACTCTTGCTACACGACTGGAAACTATCGTGCAAGATGAAGAATTTCCTATTACACCGGAAGAATATGAGGCGGAAATTGAGGCAAGTGCGTGGGCTTTAGGTTATGAAGGTGTAGAAGATATACCGAATAAAGCAATACCACTTGTTCTTTTAAAGAGCCAAGTGAATCTCTACTATATGTTATCGGGTAAACACGCCCGACACCATAGGGTGCGTATAGAGGGAGATATGGAAATTCACTCGCAACAAACGGCGGAGAATTATCTGAAACTGGCTTACCGTATGGAAATAAGGCTAGATAAAGAAATGGCTAGACTGGCTGAGAACATTGAGAATATAGAGGCAACTCGTTATCGTGTGTCTACTATTGGAAATGTACCTCGCTCCAATGGAGGTAGGTACGAATGAACTTAGGTTATCAAAAACGACTAGCTGAAAAATTCAATAAACAAGTTCTGAAATATGGCTCGGATATTGAATACTTCAAATACGACCCATCTACCGAACGAAACCATTATGGCGAAACTTTGGGAACGAAATACTTACCTCCCGAAACCTTCCGAGTAATCTTCAAAATCTATCCTTCTCGGGACGATTTAGAGGAATTTGGAATGGACTTAAATACGGAGGTCATTGTACGAATCCCTTATCACCAGTTAGAGGAAAAGGGAATTGAACCTTTCCAAAACGACAAAATCGTACTGAATGGAATCGACTACTTTGTTCATCAAGTATCAGGTCAAGGTCATATCCGAAACTTACCTATCTTTGTGGCGGTAGGTTGTCAACGAGGTGCTTATACAAATGGCAAGTAGTGTACGATTCTCAGGGGCTTTATACAACAACCGACATACATTTCAGGTTGCCGGACAACGGTTAAACCGGAACGCTAAACGGGCGGTGAAGGAAGTAGCCGATATGTACGAACAGTCGATATGGACTATGTTAGAAATGGGTACACAAATATGGGGTACGCCGGACACGGCTTACTACCGTAGGAAAAAGGATATGTTCTTAGAAAAACACGGCTTACCGAATCAAGGACCGTGGATTAAAACGGGTGCATTGGTTAGTAACATCAAGTCTGAGGTTACGCAAGATGGTAACAAACGATTCAGGGCATGGGCGGGATTCAAAGAAGGAACTCACCCGTCAGGTATGAAAGTATCGGAGTTAGTCAATCGACTAGACTGGGATATGCCTTTAATCGAACCTGCATGGGAAAGAATCAAGCCGAGGGCTATGGACATTCTTAGAAACATTGGTGATGGAATCTTGAGATACGAAAGGGGTTGGTAATGATGGATAGTGTATTTATTGAAGATATTGATAAATTCTTTTTAGAAACTATCAATGTTCAAGGTCTTGTACCTTCCAAACCAACAGACCCCGAATATCCTTCATGGAAGATGGAAAAGGTTCCAGTGATTTATCACCTTCCTGAGAGCGGGATTGCTCCTGATTTTGACCAAAATATTGTAACTTTGTTCTTATACGATATGCAACTGGACACTGAACGGTTGCAATCTGATATAGATTTGGTAATCGATAGGGACGAAACTGAATTTACAATCACCACTAAGAAAGTACCAATTCCATACAAACTATTTTATCAATTTGACTTATGGAGTTTGAAACAGAGTAGTTTGGTGCGAATGGTTCAAGACTTCCAAATGCAATTCCAACCTAGAACTTCCATCTTAGTACCGGACCACAAAGACGATTTACATGACTTATTTATGGAATTATGCTCAAGCCGTAATGCGGACGCTACTCTTTGGGCGAACGCCGCTCATAAAACGGACAAGCGATTCTTTAGGAGAATATTTAGGTATTGCGTTCATGCAGAACTAGATAGTTCTAAGGTTCAAGTTCACCAAATGGTGAAAGAGGTCAATATCAATGACCCAAATCCAATGTAAAAGTAGGTGATGTGAACAATGCGAAAAGTATTAAACACCGCTCAGTACGGCGTTCATGTGGTACTTGGAGGCGAACAATTCCGCTTTTCTGCTAGGGAACTTAAACCACTTCCGGCTAGATTAGTAGAAACTGATGAGTTCAAGCAGTATTCTACACTAGTCAATATGGGAATACACCGAGATTCCAATACTGAAACCGAAATCAAGTCACATGAGCCTGAGGTTTCCACAACGGCTCCCGAGGTAGAAAATGCCTCAGTCGTGTTGGAACCAAATGCGAATGTGGTTGATGATAAATCAACAAAAGTACAAGTGGTAGAGGATATTGAAGTTGAAGAAAAACCAAAACCAAAGCGAAAACGGAAAACCACAACTAAAACAACTGATAAATAATTAGGAGGGAATAACTAATGGCTGAAATTTTACACCCGGGCGTTTATGTAAATGAAGTGCAAACCGGAAATGCTCCAATCGAAGGTGTAGGTACTTCTACTGCCGGATTCGTAGGGTATGCGAAACGTGGTCCAGTAGGTAAACCAGTATTTGTAACTTCTTGGACTGACTTTGTAAACAAGTTCTCATTTGGACTTGATTCACCATTCATGTCTAATGCGAACCTTGCGTATGCCGTTTACGGATTCTTCCAAAACGGAGGTACAAGAGCTTATATCGTTCGAGCGGCTGGACCATCTGCTAGTAAGGCAAGTGCCGTTTTCACGGACGGTTCGGATAATGAGGTAATCAATGTAGAGGTTATTGACGAGGGGGCTTTCGGAAACAAGGTAACTGTAACTCTTGTGGAAGTAGCAGGAGGAGTAGGTTATGACTTCATAGTTCGACTTGATGGTAACATTGTAGGCGAATATACGAATGTTTCTTTAGACCCTGAGAATGATAACTTCATTGAATATGTTGTAAATGGAATTGACAAGTTCGTTAAGGTAACGGCTACTGGCGTTGCTCCGGCTCCGGTTGAACTGAATGTGGAGAAAGCATTAACGGGAGGTCGTGACGGCTTAACAGACGCTACAGATTCCACATTGATTGACGCTTTCAAGGCATTTGATGAAGTTCGTGCGAACATTCTTGTTTGTCCTGAATCTCAATCAAATGCGGTCAACCAACAAGGTTTGGCTTACGCTGAGAAAACTCTATCATTCTATGTAATGGACGGGCTATTGGACGCTAACCTTGAAACCATTCAACAAGAGCGTGACCAATACAACTCCGAATACGGTGCTTTATACTACCCATGGATTAAGGTCAATGACCCAATCGCTAAAGGGGCAGATAAAACTCGATTCGTGCCAGTTGGCGGACACGTTGCGGGTGTGATGGCTCGTATTGATGGACTTCGTGGAGTATTTAAGGCTCCGGCTGGACTTGATTCTGTGGTACGAGGAGCACTGGATGTTAAGACAGTTGTAACGGACCCTATCCAAGACATTCTAAATCCTAAAGGTATCAACGCTATTCGTCCTATGGCGGGTGCGGGAATTGTGATTTGGGGTGCTAGAACGGTTTCTTCTAACCCTCAGGTACGCTACATCAACGTAAGACGTTCATTGTTATACCTTCGTGAATCACTTCAAAGTGGAACACGTTGGGCAGTATTCGAACCAAACAACGAAGTTCTATGGAACAAAATGACAACTTCTGCGAGAGGATTCCTTTTAGGTGAATACCGCCGAGGAATGTTTAAGGGTACAAGCCCTGATTCAGCGTTCTTCGTTAAGTGTGACGCTGAATTGAACCCTCAATCAGAGATTGACGCCGGACGAGTTAATATGGATATTGGTGTTGCTATTAACAAACCGGGCGAGTTCATTGTAATCAACATTGGTCAATGGGCGGGAGGGTCTCAAGAGTAATCCTTCGGGATTCTCTTTAGTCTCCCAAATAATTAACCTAAGGAGGTAAGATTCATGGGACGTTCTATAGCAAATGACCCACAACAACAATATAAGTTTGCGGTGGATATTGAAGGTATCTCAGGTATCGGGTTCTCTAAAGCAGATGGACTTGAAACTGAGTTAGAGGTAACTGAATATCGTGAAGGTGGGTACGGTGCAACTCGTAAGTTGCCGGGTATCGAGAAAACTGGAACTGTTACTCTTGAAAAAGGAGCGTTTGCTGACAAGACTTTGTTTGAATGGTTCAAGCAAGTAGCAACTTCTCCTGACTTCCGTAAGGTAATCACCATTACGGAGCAAGACCGTCTAGGGAATCCTCGTAGGTCTTGGACTTTATACGAGGCGTGGGCGAGTAAGGTAACAAACCCTTCTTTAGACGCTAGTTCTTCTGAGGTTGCGGTAGAATCGATTGAGATTCAATTCGAAGAAATCGAGTAGTAACAAGGGGTAAGGGCGAATAAAACCCCTTACCCTTTATTTCATTTAAGGAAGTAAATATGGTGGGGCGACAAGGCTAAAATATAAAACTATTGGAGGAATTAAAAATGGCAAACTTTGAATTTGATACTATGACAGTGGATTTATTGGCGGGTTATAAGGACAAAGATGGAAATGTTCATATGGACGCTGAGATTCGTGAAATGACAGGTGTGGACGAGGAGGATATCCAAAAGCCTGATATTCGTGCAAACATGGGTCGTATTATTACGACTGTATTACGTAACTGTGTAGTGCGTATTGGTACTCTTGAAAAATCTTCTATGAAACTAACAGAATGGGAAAAGATTATGAAAGAACTTTTCTTAGGTGATAGAGATTTACTTATGATGAAAATTCGTGAATTCACTTATGGTGAAGAATTGGAACTACCATTCAAGTGTCCATCTTGCCGACAAGAAGGTAAGCACATTCTTGAGTGGGATGAAATTGAAATCGAGGACATTAACGTGGACCCTTATTCTGTACCATTCTCCTTGAAGAAAGGTGCAAGAAATAAGGACGGCGAACGTGTGAAAGAAGGTACACTTCGTATGCCTACTGGACAAGACCAAGAGTTATTGGACAGTGTGGCTCGTAAGAATATGGGACAAGCAAATACCACTCTCATTACGAGATGTGTTACGTCTTTAGGTGACGTTAGATTAAGCACAAAAGTATTTAAGGAGTTAGGCTCCGTAGACCGTGAGGAGATTGTATCGGTGATTGCTGACAACTCCTTCGGACCAACATTCAAAATCGAAATCGACTGTCCTTCTTGTGGAGAGCGTTTCGACACGGGTGTTCACCCAGTAAATTTTCTGTAAGCTACACAAGTGAGATAATCATACGGGACACATGGAGGCATTTAGCCTCCGACCCTCGATATGAAATGCACTTGATAGCTTACTATTATCATTGGGACCGAACAACCATTAGAAACCTCCCCGCTAGTGAAAGGAAATATTGGGTCGATTTGATAATCGAACATACCAACCAAATAAACGGTGGTGGCGAGGAGGACTAAAACCATGCAAAACATTATAGGTGCGGGTATTAATGTTTACGCCGATACTGGTCAAGCGGAGAACGCCCTTATCAGTTTGGGGCGTAGACAAACAGACCTATTAAGAAATTCACGGTTATTTGCTCGTGAATATCCTCGTAATTTGGATAGGGCGATTAATCCTATGCAGAAATTTGGCGAAATCATGGATAGAAACTATACCAGTATTCAAAGGTTTAACTATGAGATTCGGCACTTAACGAACCAATTAAACTCGCTCGTTATGGCAGGGGTTGCCGTATCTATGACTGGGGTTTCCTTTATGAACTTTGGTAGAACCGTAACGAATGCCTTTGTAACTGCAATTGAACAAGCTACGGCTTTCGAGAAAACTATGAAAGAAATTGAGTTTCTCGGAGGTCTTAAAGGTCAAGTCAAAGAGATGAAGGAAATTGAACAAGAAATTATGAAAATTGGTGTTAGCCTCCCGACCACTAACCAAAAAGTTGCGGAAGGTATGGTTGAGGCTATGAGGGCAGGTTTTAGCAAAGACGAGGCTATTAAACTTGCTCCTATAATGTCTGAGATGGCGTTCTTATCTTTCGAGAAAATGACGGAAGAAGATTCCCTCAAGATGATGAATACATGGTTAAAGACAACGGCTCGAAACGTAGATGACGCTAGAGAGGCATTTGACAAGTTCGCTAAAACGGCGGATATCTTCACAACAGATATGGACGGAATTAACCGTTCCTTCCAGTCTACTCGTGCGGCGTTCGATACCTTACAATTAGGTAGTCAAGAGTTGGGTGAGGAATCATTCCTAACCTTAATTGGTATGATGAGTACTCAGTACAACCCGAGAGCCGGAGGTATGATGATTAACTCATTCTCTCGTGGATTGGCTCAGGCGTTCGGTACAGACCCGGGAACTAAGCGTGGAGATTTGTGGAGAGCATTAGGAATCGACTACGAGGCTGAGGACGATATCCTGAAAACAATGGATAAAATCAGTCAACGCTCTATCGAATTGTGGGGCGACACGAAAGAACGACAAGAAAAATTAATTGACTTGTTCGGGGTAGAAGGTCTACCAGTTCTTCAAATGCTTGAAAAGTACAAGGAATCCGGTGAGGATATTTATGCCCTTCGTGATTCGATTCGTGATTCGGCGGGGTACTCCAAAGAATACATGGAACACATCATGAAAACCTCTTATGGTACTCAACAAATCCTAAAGGGTACTAAGGAAACATTGGTTACTTTAATCGGCCTATCCATTTTAGAACCAGTAAACAAAGTCCTTTGGGGATTAAGTAGAGCATTGGCGAAAATTGCTGAGTTCGCTCAAGAACACCCTCAACTTACGAAATTTGTTTCTCTACTAGTACTATCTACCGGAGTACTTTCAATGGTAGCCGGAGGAGCATTACTTGTGGGTGGAGCGTTTATGGCTATGTATGGTTCGATTGCTACGGCGATTGTTACTCTCGGTCAATTAAACGCTAGTCAAGATATGCTAGACCGTGGATTCACCAACTTAGGTTCTATCCTAAGACACGGTATGATTACACCAATGAAAACCGCAGTCTTTGGAATGGCTAAGATGGCAATTGCCTCAGGGCTATTATATCTAGCATGGAAACATGACTTCATGGGAATGAGAACTCAAGCAAATCGATTCTTTGAATCTTTCCGTCAAGGTAGAAAACTAGCGGAAGATTTATTCCTAGACCCGAAAATGTCTTGGGACCAATACTTACAAATCAAACAACGTAAAGACCCAATTACAGCGTGGTTTGCGGATAAATTCGTGAAGGCTAGAGCATTAGGAATGTTGATTAAAGGCTTATGGGACGATAACATTATCACGGCTGATGAGGTTGGCGGTGAGGCTGAGTTCCGTAGACTTTATAAGATATGGGAAGAATCAGGAATGTTAGAAATTGCTGATACGATTCTCGACTGGCGAGACAATATCAAAGCGTTTTGGGAAGGGTTCCAAAAAGGCGGAGAGATTGCTCGGAATATTGTTCTTCCAGTATTTCAGTTTATTGGGGACGTATTGGTATGGATGTACGATAGAGCAGTAGATATTCTTGGAATCTTCGGATTCATGAAAGAGGACGCGACTGATTTAAAACCCGCCTTTGAAAAGATGGGTACGGTTTTAGGTACGATTGTAGGTATTGCGGGTGGAATTGTTCTAGCGTTTAAGGCGTGGAGAATTACACTGGGTCCTATTGTATCACTTCTATCTAAAGCGGCTGGATTTGCATTGCGTATGGGTGGAAAAGGAATGGGATTCTTAGGGTTCGGAAGAAACCGAAACAATCCTAACGGTGGAGGACCGAATGGTGGAAACCGAAACAACCAAACTCGTAGGCAACAATTTGGTGATACAGTAAGACGAACAGTTGCGAGGGGTCTTTTATTAGACCGTGCATTTCCAACTATCTTTGGACGGGACGGAAGTGTTAGAAATCCAGCAAACGCTCCTACTCCGACAAGTCGAATAGAAAGACGTAGACAAACGGGGCATATGTGGGCGTGGAATCGAACACGAAACACTTATAATCCAATGTCTCTAGATAGATTGCCACAATACGGAAGTTTTACTCAACGTGGAAACCGAGGACCAGTTCAAGGTCAAGATGGAGTACGAATGAGAACTCTCAACTCTAAGACATTTGGCGGAATCCTTCGAGATGTGATGTTCGGACGTAGAGTAGACGTAACACAAAACAAGAATGGCGGGTACAGTTACCGTCAAATCAACCAACATGGACAAGCAGTAAGTCGAAACGTGAAGGCTGAAAACCTACGAATGAACAGACGAGGAGAGGTTCGTACTGGACGAGGTTTACTAACGGGCAATATCTTCTATCAAGGTGGAAGTGCGGTGGCTAGACGAGTAGGAAGAACTCAGATGGCTCAAAACGCAAGAATCGGTATGGAAATGTATAGGCAACAAATAGCAAATACTCCACTTGTACGAAACGTAAGACGACAAGGTGCCGTAAGACGATATGATACAACTGGCGTAGCGGGAGCAAGACCGGGACAACAGCATATCGTTCGTGAACGTGGAGGCTTTATCGGAGGAACAATGGACACAATGTTCGGTTCCCGTACTTACAATAGGGACGGTCAATACGTTGGACGTACAAGACAAAACGCACAAGGACAACGCTCATTTAGACGACAAGGTAGAGCAGGTCGTGCTATGAGTGGTATGAGTAACATTCTAGGCGGTCTATTTAATGCGATTAAGACACAAGGACCGAAAGCCGGAAAATTACTTGGTAAGGTTATCATGGCACCGCTAAAAATCGGATTTAGGGCAATTCCGATTGTCGGACAGTTATTACTTGCATGGGATATCATCTCAATGGTTTGGGGTAACTGGGACAAGATTAAAGCGGGAGCGGCAGTTGCGTGGGAGTGGATTAAGACTACGGGTATTAACGTGTGGAACTGGTTCACAGGCACGGCAATTCCGGGAATGTGGGAGTTCCTGAAATCTGCGGGTGGATTGGCTTGGGAGGCTATAAAACTAGTAGGAAATACGGTTTGGGACTTCCTAAAATCCGCCGGTGAAAAGATTTGGGACGCTATCACTGGATTCGTGAAGAATAAAGTAGAAGAATGGAAAACTACATTGAGTGGAATGTGGGACGCCATGAAAACTGCTTTCGAGAAAGTGTGGAACGGAATTGTTGATTTTGCTAAGAAAAACCCAGTCACACGGGCTATCAACTGGGTAGCTGAGAAGTTACCGGGCGGAGGCGACCCTAAAGGTAAGGGACATAGAACTGGATTGTATAATGTTGGACGAGAAAACTATCCGGCATTACTACACCGAGGGGAAATGGTTCTTACTCAACGTGAGGCTCAGGTACTTCGTGCTATGTCAGGAACTCGTTCGATTTACGACACTCTAATGGACGCTAAGGACAGTACGAGTGGTATCGGAATGAGAACGGGAGGCACGGTTACTGGAAACCAAAGCATTAAGGCGATTGAACCAAAAGTAGTTGAGGTTCAAGATTCCGGAGGCAGAGGTTCCGTATCTATCAACTTCGGTAAGGTTGAGATTCATGTTCAAAACATGACAGACCCGAAAGAGATTGAAAAAGGTGCTAAACAAATGTTCGAGAAATTCAAGCGTATGGTTGAATTGGAGAACACACGAAACTATCGTCCGGCAAGGGCGAGATAATCAGAACTGGGGGTATGTAACATGGGTGTTGCAAATCGTACTGGAAGGTTAGAGAAAGGTTATCTTGAGAATACAAAAACGGGAAAGATTCTCCGTTTCCAATACAACCCCGAAGAATTTTCTGATGATATTCAGGTAGCATACCGGGAAATTAAAAGTCCCGGTATCTCCTACCCGATTTATCAGTATATCGGAGGGGAACCAAGACAAATCGAGTTTACTCTCTTTTTAGATAATATGGAGAATACGGGTGGTCTAAATAAGGTTAGGGAAACGATTAGCTTTCTAAACACTTTCTTACCGCCACATAATAAAGGTGCTAGATATGCACCACCACCGGAATTAATCTTTGGATTTGGTTGGTTTGTAAAACCATGTATTCTAGTGGGTATGCCTACAAGGTACACTATGTTTGACCGAAACTTACAACCTTTACGGGCGGAAGTGGACGTAATATTAAAGATTATCCAGTAGGAGGTAAGGGATAATGGCTATATTCAAAGGCTCTCGTTACGAATTTGTTCCGGTCTATCATCATTACAACGGGGTAGACGGTGACGATAAAGACAAGAAAATAGACCCAACTAAAGGGACTATGATTCCAACCCTTCGTAGACGGGACTTAACGGAGTTCCATACGAAAGAGGCGATTGTTCACGTTTTCCAACGAGGCGATAGAATTGACCTTTTAGCCTACAAATACTATGGGGACGCTCAAAAGTGGTGGGTTATCATGGACGCTAACACTCGCTATATGACACCGTGGGATATTCCAGTTGGTGCGAACCTCATTATCCCTCCTATTGATTCATTTATGGGTGGTGAGTATTAATGGCATGGAATTATGAAACAATAAAACACCCCGCTTTTTGGATTGAAATAGGCGGAAAACGATTGAGCGACTTTGAACATAAATTTATAGAAGAAGTTGTTTATGAGGACCATGCAACTGGGTCAGATATATGTTCAGTCACAATAAGTGACCCTATGTTTAAGTTTATATCCGACCCCGTTTTTGCAGCTAAAACAAAGTTTAAGTTAATCGGCGGGTATATGTTAAAGCATAGAGAAATGATGGATGGTTATATCACAGCGGTTGACTATGTATTTCCTGAGGATAATACGCCTCAACTGATTATCCATGCTATGGATAAATCACATGAGATGGATAGGGTACTCAAGAAACGGTCATGGTCTAACAAAACTCGTTATCAGGTGGCTCAGGCGATTGCAAAAGAATACGGGTTAGGATTCAGTGGAAAGGCAAATAAACACGCTAATAAGAAAGAAGAAACCATTTCACAATCCAATCAATCGGATATGGAATTGCTTATCAGTATGGCGGACGATTGCGAAATGATTGTTTATGTGAAAGGTTCAACTCTCCATTTTAGAGAACGGGATTATGGTGCTACTCCACAACAAACCTTGAACTACCGTAAGGCCGATTTCTCCCTTATTGAGTTCAGTCCCCGATTGGTACAGAAAGATATACCGGAAGAAATTGACGAACAAAATATCGACAATAAAGGGAAACAAGAGAAAGGTAAAGCTACTTCTTCTACTCCGAGAACCACTCCGGGCAAGTCCGGTAAAACATTATCGGAGAACAACAAGGAGAACAGTAACAAAGCTCCTTCGGGCGGTAGCAATTTAGCATTGGTGTATGACGGAAATATTCGAATACGAGAATAGGAGGTTAAGAGATGGCGAGTAAACTGGAATATGTAAATGGTGGCTTACACGTTACCTTTGGCACAGACAACGGTTCACAAACCCGAGAATCAAAGGACCAAGTACCACAAAAGTCGGCTCCTAAACAAACACCTCCTTCAACTCAGAACCAAAAGGATTCTAAATCACAAAACAAATCCGAGGCTAAATACCGTGAACGGGAATATGTAGCGGAAGGTAATGCAATTGTAATTGCGGACCCTGATATACAAGCGAATAAAACGATTACCCTTGCCGGAATTGGACAGGTCATGAGTGGAAACTGGTATGTAGAAACCGTTATTCATACATGGTCACGGGCAGGGTACAACATGGAACTGGAATTACGCAGTAATGCAGCTGGTGGTATGAAACCTAGTCCGTCTCCTCCAAGAAAACCTCCAGCACAACCAAAAGAGGCTCCTAAGAAAACATATACGGTTAAACGTGGAGATACCCTTTGGGCGATTGCTAGTAAGTACTATGGAAGTGGTACTCAATGGCGGAAGATTTGGGAGGCAAACAAATCTATGCTTATCGCAAGAGATAAGCGAAATCAGAAAACTCCGGGTCACTGGATATATCCTGGCCAAGTATTAACGATTCCATAAGGAGTGAACGATATGTCACTACACGGTTTTGAACTAGGCAGAAAACTAAATAAGGGTAAGAAAGAATACTTCGGGAAGTATCGTGCTTTTGTTACTAAGAACGTAGACCCTATGAAAATGGGACGGATTAAAGTAAAATGTCCGGCGGTTTTAGGAGATTATGAGAGTGCTTGGGCTTTACCTTGTCTACCACCAAAAGTTAAGAATTTACCAAGTGTGGGTGAATTGGTTTGGGTAGAATTTGAAGAAGGAAACCCTGACCTACCAATTTGGACCGGAGTTTGGTATAAAGAAAAATCTTTTTAGTATAGAATATCTTTATTGTCCAACTTATTCTTGATATAATAGGTAATAGTATTAGATATCTGAAAATTCTGAAAAGGAGGTATTATGATGGCGGGATATACTGGTATATCTTTTCCAATCAGAATTGGTTCAAAAGGACGAGTAGTAACGAGTACTACGACTGATATGGAAATCCCTCATATATTGGAATCTATTAGACAAATCCTCCTGACCCGAAAAGGCGAACGAGTAAATGAGCCTGAGTTCGGTGCTGACCTTTACCATTTAATTTTTGAAAATATAGATGAAACACTTATAAACGTATTAGCTTATAAGGTTCAAACAGCTTTGGAACGGTGGGAGCCGAGAATAGAAGTATCGAATGTTTTTATTAGAGAATTTGATGGCGGGGTTGAGATAATAATAGACTTTGTGGTAACGAAAACTCTCTTAGAAACAACGACTTCGGTAGTTTTTGATAGGGAGGCGAGTTAATTGGCAACAAAGGTTAAACCAAGTATTGATTATACAAGTAAAGATTATGAGGCTTTTAGGCATGATATGATAAACCTCATACCGTATCTAATGCCTGAATATACTGACTTTTCCGAATCGGACGCTGGAGTTATGTTGGTTGAATTGAACGCTTATGTGGCTGATATTCTATCATACTATCAAGATAGACAAGCGAATGAAGTCTATTTAGGTACGGCTACACAAAGGAAATCAGTACTCGATATCGTAAAACAATTAGGGTATCGGTTGAGTAATGCGGTTCCTTCTTCATCTAAACTAGTCGTAGAATTGACTGAACCATTGGATAGACAATTTGTTATTCCAAAAGGATTCTCGGTTTCTACGGAAGGGTCTGAATACGAGGAACCAATCAACTTTGAAACAACTGAGGACTTAGTGATTCCGAGAGGAGCTAAGGGAATTGAACAAGATGAATATGGCAACTATTTGTATTCCGTAGATATTGTTCAAGGGATTACGATTTCAAGTGAGGTTGTAGGTTCATCTAATGGACAACCCCAACAACGATTCCAACTAAAATATCAGGACGTTATTGACGATTCCGTTGACCTTTATGTGGACGAAGGAGCCGGACTGGAATTATGGACGGATATTACCAATAGTGATATCGGTTCGACAACGGACGGTAAGCATTACCTACGAGAAACAGATGAGGATGGCTTTACTTACATTGTGTTTGGGGATGGCTTAAACGGGAAAATTCCGGCGATTGGTACGGACAACATTTACGCCTCTTACCGAATTGGCGGAGGGGTAGACACGAATGTTGGGGCTAACTCAATCATAGTAGCCAACTCAAATCTTGCTGAGATTGAACGGGTCTTTAATCCGATTCCGGCAACGGGTGGTCGAGATAGAGAGAGTATCGAGAGTGCGAAGGTAAATGCTCCGAAACTATTCAAAACTCAATCCCGTGCGGTAACGACTGAGGACTATGCAAATATTGCTCGGTCTGTTCCGGGAGTGTCAAAGGCGATTGCGGTACCTGACGATAAACTATACAATACGGTACACGTTACGATTGCTCCAAACGGAGGAGGATTACCGACTGGTAAATTAATCCAAGACGTAAACGAACTTTTAGATGAAAGAAAGGTTATTACAACCAACGTCATTATGGAAATGCCGAAATACATTTACGCTCGGATTTCTATGAACATTCAAATCGAGGAAGAATGGAGTAGGCAAGAAGTAAAAACGTATGTCATTGAGGCACTAAAAGCGTTATTTGACTTTGAGAGCCGAGAATTTGGACAAGGGGTTCCAATATCAAAGATTTACCATGATATTATGCACGTTCAAGGGGTTTACTCCGTTTTGATTACACGAACAACAATAAATCCTCTTATTGAATGGAGCCAAGTGAGTGGAAATCCGAAATTTGAATCCGTTGATTCTCTGCCTTCTCTACAATATTCAGGTGAGTGGAAGGTTGTCATGACAAGTCCTACGGAATTTAATGTGTACCGAATTGAACAAGATGGGGAAGGGAACGACATTATCACGGAAGATATGGGTTCCGGTAGAATGGACGAACTCTTTACGGCGAACGACAATTCAATCGAGTTCCTTATCGAACGAGGGTCATTAGACTGTACGGTAGATGATTACTGGAAATTCAAAACAAGTCCTTATCTATCTGATATTTCGGTAGGTGATTACGAGATTCTACTTCTTGATGAGGCGGATTTAGAAATCAACATTGAGGGAGGTCGTCCATAATGGCTAACATTCTAAATGCTATGTTCGCTACGGACGTACAAGCTAAAATGACGGTTTTACATGGGGTGATAGAGGTTTCATGGCGAAACCCTTCTCACCCTAACTTTAAGGAAGTGGCGGTATTCCGAAAAACAAACGACTTTGTATATAGTGAGCTAGACCCTTATGGCACGTTGATTTATCAAGGTCCGGCAAATCACATTTATGATTACAGTATCTCTAAGGGTGCGACAACGGAAATGAGTGTAGTTATGAAAGAGGTTATCGGCACCTACGATAGACGGAACAATAAATTCCTCGGACAAATTGAGGACCCACTAGACGGGGACACACTTTACTATTATACGGTCTTTAGTATCGACAAGAATGGAAAGTATCACTTTTCTTATGCAACTACGGCTACGGCAAGACCAAACAAAAACCATAACATTTCTGAAAGATTGTACGAATATCTTCCGTCGATTTATCGAATTGAAGATAAGGACTTTCAACTTCAACGATACTTGAAAATATCAGGAATGGTTTTCGATTATATCATGAGTGCGAGTAAGAACATGAGCCATTTTATTGATATAGATACTTGTGAACCATACCAGTTAAAGTATATTGCGAACTTATTAGATTGGGACTTGGATGAAACCCTACCGATTCCCTCACAACGACAATCTCTAAAATCGGCGATTGACGTTTATCGAAATGCGGGAACGAAAAAGGGACTGGATATGCTTGTGAAAACCAACTCAGGCTTTCCGAATACCTCAGGTGTAGCAGAGGGTAGGGACTTTACCCTCCATTCGGTATACTTCGGGTACTTCCCTTTTGACCTTGTAAGGTACAATGATGAATCAACTCCAAACTTTGATACATTAGACCCTAACACGATTGGTCGGGCGGGGGACCCGCTGAAATATACTTGGGATTTTAGACCTCAAGCAAGACAACAGAGTGAGAGATTCATAGCTTACGTTCGTAAGACAACTCAACTTACACCTGAGGCGGAGGAGTTAATGAGGAAACGATTGACTAAGCTACTAACTCGATTCTCTCCTTCGGGAACAAAATTCGATATTGAAATTTACTAAGGGAGTGAAAATAAGTGGCTAATATATCAAGAAATACATTCGTTGAATCTAAAGGCTACGACAAAGTTATTCTACAACAAGGGGTACCGATTACGGATTATGACTGGAACGAGGCTCAAGATATCCAACGTGTGAAACTACGCCGGATTATCAAAGAGCTTTTAGGGGACGGTGCTATCAATGAAGGGTTTAAGGTTGTAGAGAATACACCAAACAACCAAACTGTATTGGTCAAATCCGGTACTATTTATATTGATGGGTACCGAGTAAAACTCGATACGAACGCAGAAGTTCCTATGCCTAATGCTCCTACTTCGGGAACTCGTAAGGACTTTGTATATGCGGAAGTATCAGAGCAAGAAATTGATTCCATTATGGACCCTGATATTAAACACCCAAAACTGGATACAGTAGAACCTACTCGCCGTATCAAAGTTTCTGTCAACTTCAAGGTAGATACTAAAGTTCCGGCAGACACGGAATTTGTTAAGTACTACGCTTTGGCGGAGGTTACTCGAAATGCAAATGACAACGTCATTTCCAATGATGATATTAAAGACCTTCGTTCTGTAAAAGCGAACTTTGAGGGAGAAGGATTTAATGTTAAGGGTTCTGTAACACTCGGAGATAGTGAGGACGACCAAATCGACATTCAAGGGGCTATCCGAAACACTTCCCAAACTTTTAGCGGTTATGTGTATGTGGACGACAAACTAAAAGTGACTGGCGAATTGGTTGGATTGAATAAGGCTCACTTTACAGGTCTACTTCGTACTGATTCCGATTTATTTGTAAAAGGTGCAATTAAGAACGATACGTCCAGTAATGGAGGATATGTTCTTGTA